CAATAATGCGCTTGTGCTTCCTAAACACCTTCGGGTCTTGGTAAACACACTTGCGTATCAACTACAATGTAGTATTCAACGAGGGGCAGCCTCTTAGAAGCAGCTCCTTTAAGGTTAGATCGACAATGTCGTTCCGACCTCCGCTTATAGCGAAACCGTAGTCGTCTAAGACGAGAATCTGCGGATTTTCGACCGTCAGTGTCATGCACGTTGTCATGTAATTGAGGTCGATGAAGAAAGTCTCTCTGGCTTTCCTTGCGGCCTTACCTATTTCAGTTATACTGATAGGTTTAGCCGATTTTACACAATCGATTGTTTCGAGAGTGTTCCAAGCGCGTTCTACGCGCTTTCTTATGGGTAGGACTTTGAGAGTCTCTTGTCCCTCTCCCATACCCTGGAGGAGCTTCCTTACTATGTAGGGTTTCTCAACCAGTTCTCTTATCTCATCCACAGGATAGATATTTTTACGCTTTAAGAGTGATACTCTAAATGCGTTGGAGTAAATCCTATTAGGATCGACTTCGTCCGAAGCCTCTTCGAAGCTTAGGTCCATTCCAAATATTTGTAATATTTGGCTTTCAGCGTTCTGGATGAAATCATCAACCTTGACGCCTCTCTTCATCTGTGGTTTCCACATAGAAGATAAACATCTCCTTATCTGTAGAGATGTGTCCTTGCCATCTAAGATGGCTTGGTAAGCCTTCCTAAATATTTCAGGAAGGTTTTCTGCTGACCTTTCTAGGTTAACAGTAAGTCCCAGACCGCCTAGCGATTCTGGCATTGAAACGATAGAGCTTAAAGTCCTATTCGTCGTTTTGGGCAGGTCCTTTGAGAACCTGTACCTCAATCTATCGATCGCTATGCGACCTTTAGTTTTCATGCTATCTTTAAGATATGCAATGGATCGGGAAACTGCTTTGCATTTACCGATATAGGAAGACGTTTCGTTTTCCCTTTCACACCCCTTCCTAAAAGGAGAGATGTTTCTCATCTTTATAGAGTCTATAAATGGTGATTCACTGTACCTTTGGTCAGTGATTTTAGGATCTAGGTTTACAACCATGTCCTTAAAGTATAATACCTTTTCGGTATATACTACTCCGACCCTCGATAAGCCGTGCTTACCGGGGGAAGGTATCCCTCCGATACGGAGGTGTTCTGAAGTAATATTGTTCAGATATTCATGGGGCCCGATCGCTAAGTGGTCGTCACCTCCAAGATGAAATGTCCTCCATGAGGGCATGTCTCCAAGCTGCCTTTCTATAGGCTTCTTGAGAAATTTTGATAGTGCAACAGTTTCTGTGCATAATCCTATCAAAATTAGCAATGGTTTAGCCACTGGCTCTCCCATTGGTATTCCCCTTTTTGTCTTGAATTTAGACATATCTGGGAATGTCACGTCCCTCCCTTTTAGGAAAGGACTTAAAATCTCGTTTGTACGAGATATTCCGAAGGTTTCACAGAAGCCCTTCAGTATCGATTTAGCTATGCCAAAGTCGATAGTATCTGTAGCAGATTTTAAATCTGACGACAATACCTTATGACCTGCTTCGAGTTTCTCGTGCGGGTAATTTTTCAGGACGCTTAGGCATTGCCAGGCCTGATCTGCCCTCAATAACACTGAGTGTGCTGAGGGATTTCGAGATAAAATCTCGCATAGCTGATGACAGTAAGGTTGTTGTACAACCTGTACC